TATTGCTTGGCTTGAAAGTAATTACGTGTTTCCATAGCATTGATATGGTCTGCACTCACTACTCTAAAATTCTTGTCATGTCTTTCTCTATCGCCATGTCTAGAGAAATCTTTTTGGTGTGATGTCAATCCCTCGTATGTAACATTACAAGGAACACCACCATCAAATTTAATTCGTCTACTCATTTTAGCCTCACTCTCCAGTTTTTCCCAACTTGGGATTTATTAACAATGTACACATAGTATATGCAATATCCGTGCCAACTTGACGCACCACTCCCCACTCCCCACTTATGATAGTAGGAACTAAAAAAAAAATAAATGAGGGAAAATAAATTCCCTCAGATATAATTTTTTGGAGATTATCCAGTTTTTTGGTTTTTATCATTAGGTAAAGATATTACATTTTTATTATTTTCATTAAGCATTTTTAATGCAATTTCACCAAATAAAGTTGATAATTCTGCAATTGTCATTTTTCCATCATCATCTTTTTTTGTAGTATTTGATTTAATGAAATTTGTGATTTTCTCATCAATTTCTTTTGGTGGATTATCTTTTTTGATGATACTTGCAAAACCTCTAATTGATGATGCTTTACTTTCAGAATTTTGAAATTCATTATAAAAATTTTCTGCATTTTCACCAATTACTTTTAAAGCTTTAATATCATTTTTCCCAACTTGGGAAATAATATCAGTCAATTTAGCTTTTTCATATTGTGCAATTTTAAAAGCTTTTTTGTTTTTTCCACTATAAGCTTTTATTTCTAAATCTACTAAATAAACTGTTTCAGCTACATGACAAATATTAAAAGCATACTCATCAATTTTTTTAGCTCTATTATTTTCTGATGTTTTTTCATATGAAACAATTTTTAAAAGATTTTCAGTTGATGTTTCAATTAAAGTATTAACACTTAGATCATTATAATTTTGCATTTTCTTTTTTTCCTTTTCAGTTTTTCCCAACTTGGGATTTTTTGTTTTGTCAAAATTTAGACATGTTTAAAGTTACATAGAATATATGCAATTGCCGTGCCAACTTTCCCACCTGCAAATGATAATCATTCTCATTTAGGATAGTTGATAATGATTCTCATTCTCATAATGATAATCATTCTCAAAAGGATAGTAGCAAGAATCGTGCCAGTTATACTCCTACATTAATATTTTTTTAATTGGCATGATTTGTGCTATTGCAATTTACGTGCCAAGAAAACTGTTGTTATATCAGTTGTTGCATATGATAATGATAAGCATTATCAATGACTTAGTGAGAATGATAATGAGAATTGTTATCAGAATGAGTTGCAGTATTGAATTTACTATCTTTTTTTGCCGTCATGCCATAGCCACACCCCCCGTACTACGTTATTATCATGGATATCTACACAGATTAGGAATTTTAGGTGTTAACCACAAAGGTAAGTGATAAAAATATACATAAAAGTGTCTTTAAATAGCCTTAATTATACATAAAATGACTGCGGCGGGGTGCTTACATATAAAATGTCTTGACAGATTAAAAATTACATGGTATAATTACGTTATAACTAGTACATAGACAATGTTACATTTATAATATATATACAATATATATAATAATACAATTATAATGTACAGTATAACTTCCTAAATTAGAAATAAACTTGACAATGAGTAAAAAATCAGTAAAACTATATACAGATAATGTGTTAGAAGCTTTTTATCTTGCTATACGTGATAACAAAGTAGATAAATTGCATATACCACACAGTGATGTCCATTACGTGAGAGCAGCAGTTGAGGCTCATTACGGTAGACCCTTTACTCTGAAGCATGTAGAGACAGCTATGAGAGCAGAAGGGTGGACAGATTAATGTTTGAGACATGGGTACTCGTATGTATGATAGGTAATCCAAACTTATGTCATACATTATCAGATTTATATGGACCATATGAGACTAAAAAACAATGTATTACACGTGCTTATGAAATAGCAATGGAATTACCAGAACATATGCCTGATTATGTAGCTGTGAAATACAAATGTTTAGCACCTAGTGAACAAAAAGGTAAAGTGAACACAAGTTATGGCAGAAACCAAGAAAAAAACCAAGAAGAAACGCAAAAGTACTGGAATGAAGGGTCATACCATAAAGGGTGGACACAAAAGATCAACTAAAAGTGGAGCAGGTATGACAGCCAAAGGTGTGGCTAAGTACCGTAGAGACAATCCCGGCAGTAAATTGAAAACTGCTGTGACTGAAGACAAGCCTAAAGGCAAAAGAGCTAGTAGGCGAAAGTCTTATTGTGCTAGAAGTGCTGGACAAATGAAAAAGTTCCCTAAAGCTGCTGCAAATCCAAACAGTAGACTTAGACAGGCACGTAGAAGATGGAAGTGTTAGATGACTTTATCAGAAGCAAGAAGAATACTAGAGAAGGGTGCATCTTTTAGTCCTGCTGTAGTAGAAGAAGCTAAAGAAGTCGTTCAAAACTTCACTAAAAAACGTGGAAGTAATGTTATGAAAACAGAAAAGACGAGCAAAAAAGCTCAAATGGCATATGGGGGTACTGTAAATGGTAAACGTCATATGTATTCAGCAGGTGGTTCAGTACAAGCAAACAAAGGACTACTAGCACTTAAAAAGTCTGGACCTAAAGGTTTAGAGGCTTACAATAAGATAACCAAAGGAGGGAACTAGTTATGCAAAAGAAAATGAGAGGTAGCATTGAAGACGATATCATTGGTATCAGCAAACAAAAAAAATTAAAAAAGCCTACATCTACAAATAAAAAGACAACAACAAAAGGTAAAGTAGACGTTGGTCTACAAAAAGCATTAAAGAATAAAAAATCTAAAATAGCTAAAGACAGTGATTCCAAAGCTAGAATTTCCTTACGTGCTAGAAAAGAGAAGTTTGATATAGACCAAGCTTATAAAAGAAATCAATCAGCTAATAAAAATAAAACCGGTCAAGCTCCTACTAAAACTGGTAAAGTAAAAGCAACAGCAGCGAATACAAAGAACTATGCTTCAACTTTAGCTATGCAAAAAAGATTAAAAAAGCTAGGTGCTAATATTAATGCTGATGGTATTATGGGTCCTAAGACAAGGGCAGCAATAAAGAAGTATATAACAAATCCTAGTACTCTAAAAAAGAATAAATCAAAGGTTATGGTTGATGATTTTAAAAAGTCTAAGGTTAAAAAATCTGCATCAAAAACAGGTATTGATGGTGCTGCGACTAATAAAAAGAAATCAAGTAAAACTGGATTAGGTTCAAAGGCTATGTCTACAAAGACACCTAAGACATACAAAGGCACTAACATTACTCCTACTAAACTTCAGAGGGAGAGAATGCGTAAAAGAATGATGGGTTCTACATAGTAGATTATGGGTCATCCAACTGAAAAAAAGACCACGAAGAAGAAGGTTACTAAACGTAACTACCGTAAAGAGTATGATAATTATCATGGCAAACCAAAGCAGATAAAACGTAGAGACAAACGTAATGCTGCAAATGCAATTGCTAAGAAAAAGGGGATTGTCAAGAAAGGTGATGGCAAAGATGTTGCACACAAGAATGGCAACCCTAATGATAATAGACCTAGCAATCTAGTTGCACAAAGTAAGTCTAAGAATAGGTCTTACTCACGTACTAAGAATGCTAAGAAGAGAAACCCCTACGCATAAAAAGGAGAAAAAATTATGCCAATGCACGGAAAAAAGAAAAAAACTAAAATGATGGCTAGAGGTGGCTACGGAACACCTACTAAGAAAATGAACGTAAACAAACCTAAAGCTACTAAAATGATGTATGGTGGCATGGCTAAAAAGAAAATGGGAAGAAGTAAGTAGTGAAAGGTGTAAAACATTATTTAAAAGATGGTACTGTGTGGACAGGTGGTATGCACAAGATGAAAGATGGTTCTTTACATACAGGTAAAACACACACTAAGTCTAGTAAAAAGTTACTACATTATGGTGACTTGAGTAAGACAGCATTAAAGAAGTTGGAAAATGGCAGTAGCAAAAAAACCAAAACCAAAAACAAAATCAAAATCAAAAAGTAAAGTCAATGAAGCTGGTAATTACACAAAACCGGGATTGAGAAAAAGAATATTTAACAGAATAAAAGCTGGTGGTAAGGGCGGCGCTCCGGGTCAATGGTCAGCAAGAAAAGCACAGATGTTAGCAAAAGCCTACAAAGCAGCAGGTGGAGGATATCGTGGATAAAGAAAAAAGATGTGACACTTGTGAATGTTATGATTGTGATTGTGAAGAATGTAATTGTGAGTGTCACGAACAAGAGGAGGTACAAGGAGTACCCGTATAATGATTGAGTTTGTGTTAGTGTTTATGATGGGAATAAGAGTAGTAGACCAAACACAAACCTTTGAAGACATAGATAGATGCTTGTATTTTGCAGAGAGGTTACACAAGCAACCTTCAATACCACAAAAGGAAGGACCTAGTTTAAGAATAACTGCATATTGTAAACCTATAAGGAAAAGGTAATGGACCCAGTAACTATATCAGTAGCAGTAGGTGTTGCATCAAAAGCATTTAGTGCAATTAAAGCTGGATTTGCAATGGGAAGAGATATAGAGCAAATGTCAGGAGACATTGGCAGATGGATGGGAGCAGTATCAGATGTTGACAATGCTGAGAAACAAGCTAAGAATCCACCCTTGTTTGGTAAAATTTTTAAAGCAGGTTCTATTGAAGAAGCGGCAATGGCAGCATACGCAGCTAAGAAGAAACTTGAGGAACAAAGATATGAACTCAAGGTATTTCTAAACATGACACACGGACCGGGAGCATATGATGAACTCCTACAAATGGAAGGTCAGATTAGAAAACAAAGACAACAGACTATTTATAAGCAACAACAATTAAGAAGACAATTAGGTGAAGGAGTTGCATGGTTATTTTTAGTAGCAGTAGTAGGTGGATTTTTATTATTACTAACGAGTATGTTTACAAGTAAGGCACATGCTGATGGGTATAAATATGTACCTAAACCTTTAACTAAACAACAGCTACGCAATCAAGGTAAGATAATAGATAAGAAGTATACAACTTGTAGATTAAAAAAGATACTTAAATCCAAGCATACAAATAAACAGGCTTGTATTTATCAAGGTGGAAATAAAACATATACATTAATGTATGAATCTAATTGCCCTAAACAATATAAGTGTATTTATAATCCATATAGTAAAGAACCTAACATTGATAATGTTATGGAAAGTTTAAGAAGTATTGGTAAAAAGTGACACCGTGCATAGGTGTCTGTAAGTTGCAAGATGATATCTGCATAGGATGCAAAAGAACAATGGAAGAGATTAAGGAAGCATATGAAAGCACCACAAAGATCATTAGCAAATTGGACAAAACAGAAGTGGAGAACTAAGAGTGGTAAACCTAGTACACAAGGGTCAAAAGCTACCGGTGAACGTTATCTCCCTGAAGCGGCAATTAAAGCTTTATCTCCCCAAGAATACGCCGCCTCTTCGGCTGCTAAACGCAAAGCAGGTAGAGCAGGTAGACAGGTATCTAAACAGCCCAAAAAGATTGCAAGAAAAACAGCGAGGTTTAGATGAGAAAAGACGTATTGTATCTAAACTTGGCGAAGCCGCTGCTGAAGCTAGGAAACTATCTCTTCAACAAGCACGTAAAAGCTCTAAGAGAAAGACAAAATAAAGAAGGTAAGAGGAGACTATAATGTTTACAGCACTCATAGGACCTATAGCAAATCTAGCTAGTTCATGGATGAACAGTAAGGTTGAGAAAGTTAAAGCTGATGGTCAAGCCAAAGTTGCACAAGCAAAAGCTAAAGCAGTTGTTGCAGAGAAAGTAGCAACAGGAGAAGTAGAATGGGAAAAGACAATGGCAGATGCTACAGATGGAAGCTGGAAAGACGAATTTGCCTTGATTGTTTTATTATTACCTGCTATACTAGTCTTCATACCTAGCATGACAGAATATGTTAGAATAGGCTTTGAGGTATTGAATACATTACCTGAATGGTATCAGTACCTTTTATTTATAGCCATAAGTGCATCCTTTGGCATTAAAGGTGCAGGACAAGCAATGAAGATTATGGGTAAGAAATAATTGAAAGACACAGTATCTGCAATTAATAAAATAATTGAAGAATCTATATTACCAAGTGTTCAAATGCATGGGGGTCATGTAGAGTTAAAGTCTTTTAAAGATGGTATAGCGACAGTGTTTCTAAGTGGTGCTTGTAGTGGATGTGCAATGTCTACACTAACACTAAAAATGGGAATAGAAAATATGTTAAAGTATTATATACCTGAAGTATTAGCTGTCGAGGGTATAGAAGACCCTAATTCTACAGTGAGTCCATATTATTAAAGGTTAAAATAAAAATGAATTTAGTTACATTACAAGATGAATTAGCAAATGATGAGGGCATAAAATATGAGTTATATCTCTGTTCAGAAAATCATTTAACCGGTGGAATTGGTCATTTAATTACAGAGGGAGATACGGAATATTATGGTAAACCTATAGGAACTAAAGTACCAAATGAACAAGTTAATGATTGGTTTGAGAAAGATATAAAAGTCACACTAAGTGATTGTAAAATTATATTTGAAAAGTTTGACTCTTTACCTAGTGAGGCACAATTAGTAATTGCAAATATGTGTTTCCAATTAGGAAGACCAAGACTATCTAAGTTTAAAAATTTTATTGCTGCAGTAAAAGACCAAGACTGGGATCGTGCAGCAGATGAGATGAAAGACAGTAGATGGTATAAGCAGACAACTGCGAGAGCAGAGAGACTTATATCTCGCATACAAGTATTAGGAGTACCGGTTTAATGGCAAAAAAGGGTTCAGGAAGAAAATACACAAGAATACAAGATGTAGAAGATCAAATAATTAGACGTATAGAAGCATTAGGTCCTGAAGACAAATATATGTCTAAAGCACAACAAGATGAATTAGATTATCTCCGTTCCCAACTAGGCAAAAAGTATAGCACTAACTATAAAAATAGAGGTGGTAGCATAAATAAAAAAAGAATAGGTGCTAATGACTACCGTAGTGGTGGCATGGTTCTTAACTCTGTAGATAATAGAAAGAGTAAAAGCTAATGTCAGCATCAGATAATAAAATGATAACTGCTATAGCTAAGATGTACCCAAAGCTTAAAAAAAGTCAAATTACTAATTTTGTAAAAAAAAGAAAGAAAAAACCTGTAACCGTAGCAAGTGTTACAAAAGTTAAGGTTGGTATTATACCAGTCAAGAAAAAGAAAAAAACAAAGAAGAAAACATAATGGCAAAAGAACTAACAGAAAAGCAACGTAAATTTTTAGATGTACTCTTTGATGAGGCAAATGGGGATGTTACACAGGCGAAACTACTAGCAGGCTATGCACCTACCAGTTCTACGTCTGATATCGTCAGAGGCATTAAAGAAGAGGTTCTAGAGGCTACTCAAATGTTTATGGCACGTAATGCACCGAGAGCAGCAGTTGCAATGGTTAGTGGTATCAATGATCCTACAGAGTTAGGTATGAGAGAAAAGATGACAGCGGCAAAAGAATTACTTGATAGGACAGGTCTAGTGAAGACAGAGAAGATGCAAGTAGAGTCTACAGGTGGTGTTATGCTTATGCCAGTAAAGAATGTACAAGCAGAAGATGAATAATAGAAGTATAGGAACTTGGGAATTACCCCAACCAACAGATTTAAAAGAGAATGATGAGTGGATTAAAATACCACGCATAGCTAGAACAGTACCTTTTGGCTACATCCAAGATGAACAAGAACCTGAGACACTTAACCCTATAACAGACGAACTAGATAAATTAGAGATGGCTAGAAAATATGTTAAACAATATTCCTATAGGCAAGTAGCTAATTGGCTATCCAAACAAACAGGAAGATACATTTCTCATGTAGGACTAAGAAAAAGGTTACAGAATGAAAAAAGACGTAAGAACCAAGCTAGAAGCCTACGCAAGTGGGCAGAGTATGCAGAAGCGGCGATCTCCAAGGCGAAAGAAATTGAACAAGAAAGAACAGGTGCAAAAGCCTATTCTTGAGTCTAAAGTCCAAGAAGTTGAACGTATAACAGAAATACCTATTGAGCAAAAGCACAATGTTATATTCAAACCAAATGAAGGACCTCAGACAGAATTTCTAGCGGCAGGAGAAAGAGAAGTACTATATGGTGGTAGTGCTGGTGGTGGCAAAAGTTATGCCATGTTAGCAGACCCATTAAGATATATGAGTCACCCATCATTTAGTGGACTACTATTAAGACACACAACAGAAGAATTAAGAGAATTGATATTTAAATCTCAAGAGTTATATCCAAGAATATATCCGGGAATTAAATGGTCAGAAAGAAAAATGCAGTGGGTAGCACCGTCAGGTGCAAGGTTGTGGATGTCTTATTTAGATAGAGATGACGATGTATTAAGATATCAAGGTTTAGCATTTAGTTGGATAGGCTTTGACGAGTTAACACAGTGGGCAACCCCATACGCATGGAACTATATGCGTTCTAGATTGAGGTCAGTTGCAAAAGACTTACCAATATTTATGAGGGCAACAACAAATCCGGGAGGCAGGGGTCATCACTGGGTTAAAAAAATGTTTATTGACCCAGCTCCATATGGAAACTCGTTTGATGCTACAGATATTGAAACAACAGAAGTGCTTAAATACCCAGCAGGACATGCAAAGGCTGGTAAAGCTTTATTTAAGAGGAGATTTATCCCCGCAAGATTATCTGACAATCCTTACCTTGCAGAACAAGGGGATTACGAGGCAATGCTATTATCGCTACCTGAACAACAAAGACGGCAATTACTTGATGGCGATTGGGATATTAAGGAAGGTGCTGCCTTTACTGAGTTTGATAGGAATATCCATGTTGTTGAGCCTTTTGACGTACCTCATAATTGGGTTAAGTTTAGAGCATGTGATTATGGTTATGGTAGTAAGTCTGGTGTTCTTTGGTTTGCTGTATCACCATCTGAACAAATTATTGTCTACAGAGAACTTTACGTTAGCAAAGTCCTTGCAACAGATTTGGCAGATATGATATTAGAATTAGAAGAAGATGATGGTGGTATGAGATATGGAGTATTAGATAGCTCTTTATGGCATAAACGAGGTGATACAGGTCCTTCTCTAGCAGAGCAAATGATTATGAAAGGCTGTCGTTGGAGACCATCAGATAGAAGTAGAGGCAGTCGTGTGGCAGGTAAGAACGAGATACACAGACGTTTACAAGTAGATGAGTTTACAGAAGAACCAAGATTAGTATTTTTTAATACGTGTGTAAACACTACATCTCAATTACCATCTATACCTTTAGATAAAAAGAATCCTGAAGATGTAGACACATTAGCTGAAGATCACTTGTATGATGCATTAAGATATGGTATAATGTCTAGACCAAGATTTAGTTTGTTTGATTATGACCCAAGAGGTGTACCAACACACTCTATGCCAGTAGCAGATGCTACATTTGGATATTAAGGATAAAACATGGATGAAAATGATGAAATAATGGTAGAGAGTGAAGCAGTATCTCTAGAAGATTCTAAAGACACAACTACTACAGATGTACATACCACAAATATAATTCCATTTGTGATGGAAAGATTCTATCGTGCAGATGATTATAGAGAATTAGATGAGCAGAGATGGCTAAGAGCTTATAGAAACTATAGAGGTTTATATGGTTCTGATGTACAGTTTACAGAAGCTGAAAAGTCTCGTGTGTTTATTAAAGTAACAAAGACAAAAACATTAGCAGCCTATGGACAGATTGTTGATGTTCTATTTGCAAATAATAGATTTCCGTTGAGTGTAGACCCTACGGAACTACCAGAAGGAGTCGTGAAAGATGTTAGTTTTGATCCTAAAGAACCTGAAGAACTTCGTGGAAGCACTAGTTTATCAACCTCACCTTATGGCTTTAAAGGAGATGGCAAAGACTTACCTAAAGGTGCTACTGCAAAAACTTTGGAAGGTATGCTTGGTCCTTTGGAAGACAAGCTTAAAGATATTGACAATCTTAAAGCAGAGGCTGGTAAAACTCCCACAGCAATTACTTTCAGTCCTGCGTTGGTTGCGGCAAAAAATATGGAAAAGAAAATCCACGACCAATTAGAAGAGTCAGGTGCAAGTAAACATTTAAGAAGTACAGCATTTGAAATGGCACTATTTGGTACAGGTGTGATGAAAGGTCCTTTTGCTGTAGACAAAGAATATCCTAATTGGGATGAAGAAGGCGAATATGATCCTACATTAAAAACTGTACCACAAGTATCTCATGTATCTGTGTGGAACTTTTACCCAGACCCTGATGCTAATAATATGGATGAAGCACAGTTTGTTATTGAGAGACATAAGATGTCACGTTCTCAATTAAGAGGGTTAAAGAAGAGACCACACTTTAGAAGTGAGGTTATAGAAGCTGCCATAGCAGAGGGTGAGAACTATACAAAAGAGTCATGGGAAGATGATTTATCTGACTATGCACCTGAACATGGCATAGAGAGATTTGAAGTTCTTGAGTATTGGGGTATGTGTGATATTGACATGCTCATAGAACAAGAAATAGATATACCTAAAGAATTACAAAGTTTAGATGAATTACAAGTTAATGTATGGATATGCAATGGCAAATTACTAAGAATGGTTCTTAATCCTTTCAAGCCATCAACAATTCCATACATGGCTGCACCATATGAATTGAATCCATATTCATTCTTTGGTGTGGGTATTGCTGAAAACATGGATGACACACAAACTCTTATGAATGGTTTTATGAGAATGTCAGTAGACAATGCTGTATTATCAGGTAATCTACTCATAGAAGTTGATGAGACTAACTTAGTTCCGGGACAAGATTTATCTGTATATCCGGGAAAAGTATTTAGAAGACAGGGCGGCGCTCCCGGACAAGCTATCTTTGGAACAAAGTTTCCAAACGTATCACAAGAGAACTTACAGTTGTTTGACAAAGCTAGACAACTTGCAGACGAAAGTACAGGGCTGCCATCATTTGCTCATGGACAGACTGGTGTATCCGGTGTAGGTAGAACTGCTAGTGGTATATCAATGTTAATGAATGCAGCAAGTGGTAGTGTTAAAACTGTTATAAAGAACGTAGATGACTATTTACTCAAACCATTAGGTGAGGGTTTATTTAGATTTAATATGCAATTTGATTATGATAAAAACATCAAAGGTGATTTAGAAGTTAAAGCTAGAGGTACAGAAAGCTTGATGGCTAATGAAGTACGTAGTCAAAGACTTATGCAATTCTTACAAGTTGCATCTAATCCAGCTCTTGCACCTTTTGCTAAATTTCAATATGTTATCAGAGAGATTGCAAAAGCAATGGATTTAGACCCTGACAAGGTTACAAATAATATGGATGAGGCTGCACTACAAGCAGAGCTTATGAAACAATTCCAAGCACCCCTAGACAATCAGCAACAACAGCAACAACCACCCGCAGGCACAGACCCTATGGACCCCACAGGAGCAGGTGGAGCAACTATTGGCACTGGAGTAGCACCAACTCCGGGTGAACAAGGATTTACAGGAAGACCTCAAGATGGACAACAACAGCAACAACAACAACCAACAGCAAATACTCAGCAACCTCAAGCCGCTGGTCAACAACCTCAAGCTACTGAACAGCTTCAATGATTACATTGATTATCTAATAACACAGCAACATAAGTTATTAGAGCAGACAGATAATACTATTACAATGCATAGGTCACAAGGTGCTGTTGCATTATTACGCAGACTAAAAAAACTTAGGGATGAAGTAAACTTAAATAATGGCTGATGTAAATGAACAAATGGATGATATGTTAGGTAGTAGCTACGCAGACGATACTACAACTAAAATGCCTTCAGGCTTTGAAAAAGTGCAACGTAGATTACGTGCAGCAGACAGAGGCGATGGCGAAGTCTTTGTTGATAAAGAAGGTGCAGATGAAAAGACAGCATCCACAATAAGAGGCATCGGAGTAGGAACAGCAGCTATACCATCAGATATAGTTACAGGTATTAAAGAAGGAACAGAGTTTATAAGCAAAGACCCTATGTTGTCTACTATGTTTCCAGCAACAGCCAATCTTGCACCTACTGCAAAATTTTTAGATAAGTATGTAGGAAGACCTGAGTTTGATGAGATACTTAATAGTTTTGGTATTGATTCTGATGCTAGTAACCCATATCAAATAGTAGGCGAAATAATGTCACCTGCAGGAGTTTTAACAGCACCTACTAAAATAGTATCTAAATTGTCTGGTGGTGCTAGAAAAATGTTTGATGAGATATCTACTATTCTTACAGATTCAAAGTTAGTTACAGAGGGTGCAGACATTAAATCTATACCTCAAGTTGATGACTTAGCTGATATAAATAGACCTATTATAAATTTAAATGAAGTTGGATTGAAAACAGAGGTAGGTAGAATAGCTGCAGGTATATACAGAGACCTTGAGAAAAAATCAATGGGTGGTTTTGATTATAGTCCTGAAAGATATAAGAGCCTAGATAATAAAGTAAAAGATGACTTATATCAAGAAACAGGTATGTATAGAGGTAGAGATGGAAAACTTAGATATAAAATAGCTACTGCTGATGCTACAATGAATAATGGCTATCTAAAACAAAATAAGATAATAGATGAGGCAGGATATTTTAATACAGAAAACATTCCTTCTGAAGGTGTTTCTTTAAAAGATATATTAAGTTTTGAAGATTTATATAAACAATACAGAAACCCTAAGTCTAATGCTAGGGATGAAATAGATCAAAATACTATACTACAAAATATGGTAGATTCAGATGGTAAGTCTGGAAAAACGCAATACACAAACTTAGAAAATATAAAAATAAAAAACTTTGATTCTTACATAGATCAAATGAAACTGTCTGAAGCAGAGGCAACTAAATTAAAAACAGGTGGAACACAAGCTATATACAGCTTACGTGGTAGAACAGAGACAATATATGTAAGTAGTGGAAATTTAGATAAAGTAAGAAGTGACCTTTTACATGAAGTTCAACATGCTGTGCAAAGAAGAGAAGGCTTTGACGGTGGTGGTAGTCCTAGTAATATATTAGGACCTGAATATAAACTAGATATAACACAATTTACAGATGATAAAAAAATGTTATTGGATGATTTTACTACAAAAACAGATAGCTTTAAGTATGACGGTGTTTCTTACAAGTTTAATGATAATAGAAAAAAATTATTTGAGACAGCCACAGATAAATTAGCAGAAAGAGAATTTTCTTATATGTATAATGATGGCAAAGCAGGTACTAGAAACTTGTTTAAAGAAAGAATGCCTGATAGAAATGGTGTTTACACAGTAACTGCTCTTGAGCCTACACAAAGCTACAAAATAAGGGATGTTGTTTTTAATGAGGAAGAAGCTGCTATAATTAATTCTCTTGCTGGAAACTCTAATTTTATACAGTTTATGCAGTACCGTTTGTATTTAGAACGTGTGGCTAGAAATTTAGAGATAAGAGAACAGAAAGCTGTTTTAGAATATAAGAATTTAGCAGGAGAACAACAAGCTAGAAAAGTACAAGAAGATGATGTTCTTTATAATAATACAGTAAAATTTGCAACAGAGAAGGGTATGTTAAAACCCGGAGATACATTAAAGAAAGAAAATATAGATGAATTATTTAGAACTTTTAAACCTAGTGAGTTTGATGGAGAAGGAGTTTTATATGGTCAAGGATCAACACAAGGTAAAAACCTTGATGTACAAGCTAACGTAAAGGAATAATAATATGCCAAATTTAAAAAAAAGAAAAGAACAAGAAGTCTTTACTCCAAAGGAAGTAGTATTAGATTTAATTAAAGCTGGTAAGGTTGGATCGTTAGCTGATAGACTAACTAATGATGAAATTAATGAAATTTTTGAGTCCTTTACTACTATGAAACAAGCAAAAGCTAAAGGTGGCAACATAAGTGGTCAAATGGAAATGTTTGAAGATGGTGGACTTAAAGATCAAGGTGGTACAATAGACCCTGTATCAGGTAATGATGTTCCTTCAGGTTCAACACAAGAAGAAGTAAGAGATGATATACCTGCACAATTAAGTGAGGGAGAGTTTGTGTTTCCTGCAGATGTAGTGCGTTTTATAGGTCTTGAAAAATTAATGAGAATA